TAAAAAATTAATGATAGAATTGTGTTATTACGAAGACATTTATAACTTTGTAACATCTGGATACATTACGATATTAGATGCTCAAGGATTTATTGAATTGATGAGAATAACTGGTAATGAATACATTGAAGTCAATTTTGGTAAGGTAAAAGACGGTAAAAATAGTAACGACCAAATTTTTAGAATTTATAAGTCCAGTACAAGAAAACCTAGTGGCAATCAAAATAGTGAAATGTATACATTATATTTTTGTTCCGAAGAATTGTTATTGTCCGAACAAACAAAGATATCTAAATCTTTTAAAGGTAATTATATATCAAATATTGTTAAAGATGTTTTATTGAATAGTTTAAAAGTCAAATCTAAAAGAATTTACAGAATAGAACAGACAACTGGTGTATACGATTTCGTTGTACCAAATCTAAAGCCATTAGAAACAATTAGTTGGGTTTCAATCTATGGTCGACCATATAAATTTACTGGTGCTGATATGTTATTCTTTGAAACAAAAGATGGTTTCAATTTTAGGTCAATACAATCAATGTTTAGTGACCCAGTATATGCCACATACAAATATGAAGCAAAAAATATTGGTGATAAACGTCAAAGTATACAAGAAAAATCTATTGGTATATTAAATTACGAGATAACTAAACCTTTTGACACATTGAATGAAATAAGTTCTGGTACGATTGCCAATAAATTAATATCTATTGACCCATTGACTAGAACAGTTAGAACAACGACATTCGATTATGAAAAATACAAAAGTCAGGGTACCACACTCAACAAAAATGGTGTACAGGATACATTGAGAAACAGATTGGGTAAAAAAGAGAATGAAGCATATGAAGGTGTTTTGAAAGTCAGTATTAGTAATGCCGGTCAGAGAAATTTTTCATATATCAAACAGGCTGAAGGTGGTGTTGCACAAGACATATTTGTAGAAACATATATTCCAAATAGAACAGCACAAATATCTTTGGCCAACTTCACAACAATTAAAGCCACAATACCTGGAGACCCAGGTATAACTGCTGGCCGAACAATACAATTTAATTTGTTGACATTGAAACCAGGAAAAGAAAGAGATTTAGATAAATTCTATTCAGGCAAGTATTTGGTGACAGCAGTAAGACATATCATACAACAAGGTGCATACCAAACTGTAATTGAGATTTGTAAGGATAGTTCACCAACGGCACTACCGTCTATTAATAATGATACGTCAGAATTGAAAGCAGCAATATATGCATAATTTCATAGGTAAAGACGGGTTTAATTGGTGGGTAGGTGTCGTAGAAGACAGAATGGATCCATTAAAGATGGGTCGTTGTCGTGTGCGAATCTTTGGTCACCACACAGAGAATAAGGAACTTTTACCCACAGCAGATTTACCGTGGGCTCAGACAATATTACCAACAAATGCGTCAAAACATATTGCGCCACCTAAAGAAGGTGAATTTGTAACAGGTTATTTTTTTGATGGTGAATCAGCACAGGCTCCAGTTATGACGGGTGTTATACCTGGATTAAAGGCATCTGCTGGTGGTGATGCTGGTTTTCAAGACCCACGTACACCAGAACAAATAAATGCTGCACCACTACCACCTGCAGGTATAGTTTTAGAGTCGGTTGGTCAACCTACAGTTCCGCCAATTGCTAGAAGTGTGGTTTCAAAAACATCACAAGGCGCTGCAGCTAATAATAGAATACATAATTGTGACATATGTGCCGGATTAGACAAAGATGTAGCAGTATTAAAGTCTAAAGTTATGGGAGTTGTTAAATCTCTCAGACTTGCTGCCGAAGCTTTATTTGCTGGCGCTTCTACAACACCAATAGTAGAGGAAGCAAAAGCAATGATTAAAGCACTAAAACAAAAAATTAAACTAATACAAAAAGAATTAAAACCAATTGTAGATGAAATAAAAGCGTATCAAGCATATATTGCTTATTTGAAAAAATTGATAGCCTACATAAACAGCTTGCCGGCAGAATTACAAAAGCTATATGCACAATGTTTATCTGAAGCACAATCATCTTTAACTCAGGCGTTATCAGCTTCTGCGGCTTTGACTGATGTTTCGGCAGATTTAACTGCTCAACAAAAAGCGGCACAGGATAAAATTGATTTGGTTACCAATTCTATTACTGCAAATACTTAATAATTATAGGAAAAATAATGTCATTAGATAGTTCATGGACGGAACCAGTTATAGTGGATGTAAATAATCCACCAGCTTATCCATATAATCAAGTACAACAATCTGAATCTGGTCATTCTTTTGAAATGGATGATACACCAAGTAGAGAAAGAGTGAGAGTGCAACACCGTTCAGGTACATTTTCAGAGATGCAACCTAATGGTGATGAAGTACATAAGATTTATGGTGATGGATACGAAATTATCTATGGTAATAAAAATGTACAAATCAATGGGCAATGTAATATTACTATTAATGGTGCCTGTGTTGTACACATCAAAGGTGATTCGGTGATGAGTGTTGACGGTAATCTGACACAAAAAGTTAATGGTGATGTTAACCAGACAGTTTCCGGTACAACTACAATTGCTGGAGATGGTGATATAGATATTTCTTCTTCTGGTGATATCAGTTTACTTGCCGGTGATATTAATATTGATGGTGATTTAAATGTAAGTGGAAGTATTTCTTCGGCACAAAGTATTTCAGCCACCGGTAATATTAATGCTGGCCTACAATCATATGCAACATTGGGTTTTGTAACTCCTGGTTATGTGAGTGCTGGTTCTCCTGTTGCTTTAAATCCAATTCCTGGTTGGGTATCAGGTCTTATGGTGACGGATGTAATAAGGTCTATGTTGGCAGACAGATTACTTTACGATTCACATACACACATTGACAGTAAAGGTGGACCGACAACAATTCCATTGGTTCTACAATAGTACATAAATAAAAGATGGCAAACTTAAGCAAAATCTACTCTGATATCGACTTCACATTCACTAAAAAACCTGTGACGGGTGATGTTGCTCTCAGTTATGATACTCAGGCAGTCATTCGTTCCATACGTAATCTGTTGTTAACTAGGAACTATGAAAGGCCATTTAATCCTGATTTGGGTTCTAGTTTAGATGCTTTATTATTTGAATTGATTTCTCCACTCACCGCAACAGCGATAGAGAGAGAAATACAAACGATGATTGAAAATTATGAACCGAGAGCAACAATCGATAGTGTTATAGTCACTCCTTTAACAGACCGAAACACCTACAATATTTCTTTGTCGTTTTACATAGAAAATGCTACATTACCAACAACAGTAACACTCCTTTTAGAGAGAAATAGATAAAATGGCAGGTGCTAATTCAAATATTCAAATAACGGACTTGGATTTTAATACAATTAAAACCAATCTGAAAAAATATCTACAATCGCAAGACACACTAAAAGACTACAATTATGAAGGCTCCGCACTTTCTAATCTTTTAGATTTGTTGGCATACAATACACAATACAATGCTTACTATCTGAACATGGTAGCCAATGAAATGTTCTTGGACTCTGCCATTCAGCGTTCTTCTGTTGTTTCTCACGCAAAACTATTAAACTATACACCGAAATCGGTTTCGGCACCAGCTGCAATTATTGATTTAAAAATAAATCAAGTTACTGATGCTTCTCTGACCTTGCCTAAATTTACAAATTTCTTGTCTGAAGGAATTGACGGTGTAAACTATAAATTTGTAACATTGGATGATTATACTGTTGACGCAAATTTATATAATAATACAGTTACATTTTCAAATTTAACAATAAAACAAGGTGAACCAGTTAATCTGACATTTACGTATGACGCTGTAACTAATCCATCAACAATATTTGAAATACCTGATACGGATGTTGATACATCCACAATAACTGTTGTCGTACAACAAAGTACATCAAACTCATATTCACAAGTTTTTACACTTGCGCAAGAATTTTTAGATTTGATGCCGTCTACCACTTCTTATTTTCTACAAGAAGGACCAAATGGTAATTACCAAATCTATTTTGGTGATGGTATTTTGGGTAAACTATTGACTGATGGAAATGTAGTACTATTGTCGTATATTAAATCTAATGGTATTTCTGCCACAGGAGCTAATACTTTTGTATTAATGGACTCTATTTCGGGTTACTCCAATACCGTTATTACAGGCGTTTCCTCAGCGGTTCAAGGGTCAGACAAAGAATCTATCGCCTCCATCAAATATACTGCTCCTAAGGCGTATTCCGCACAAGGAAGAGCTGTTACCAAAGAAGATTATATCTACCTGATACAAAATAATTCTGGCATATTTCCAATTGATGCTGTAAATGTATGGGGCGGTGAAGATAATGATCCTCCAGTTTATGGTATAATTTTTGTGGCAATTAAACCAAAAGGTGGATATACATTAACAAATAGTCAAAAAACCATTATTGAAAATGAAATTATCAAACCAATTTCAGTAGTTACAGTAAAACCCAAAATCATTGATGTAGACTATACATATGTTGTTGTCAATTCGAATATTTTATATTCACCAAAATTAACACAATATACAACCTCACAATTACAGAGTCAAGTTTATTCCGCCATTCAAACTTTTGCAGCGTCTACGTTGAACACTTTTAATTCAACATTTCAATTATATGGATTGATTTCAGCAGTACAAGCAGTAAGCCCATCATTCATAACAAATGATGCAAACATAGTATTACAGAAAAGATTCACACCAGATAAACTCAATGCTACAACTTATACGTTTAAATTTGGTACATCATTGAAAAAAGATATCTATTCAAAAAGCATTAATGTAACTCCAACATTCCAAGCAATTGATGCGAAGAATAACAATGTAGTTAGAGAAAACGTATACTTAGAAGAAACACCCACAACCACAACATCACTTCAATCAATTAATGTTGTTAATCCTGGTTACGGTTATACAAGCACACCGATAGTTAATGTTTTAGGTGATGGATTTGATGCTACAGCTACAGCAGTAATATCAAATGGTCGATTAAGTTATATTGAAATTACAAATGTTGGTTATGGATATACTCAAGCCTTAGTTGAAATTATTGGTGGTGGCGGCCAATTGGGTGCTGCAACTGTTGTGTTGGCTGGAAATTCTGGTATTATTAGAACTTATTATTATGATAACGGAATAAAAACTATTTTGAATCCTACTGCTGGTACCGTTGATTATCAAAATGGTATCGTAACTTTAACTGCATTTCTTCCATCGGATGTAAATA